GCTAGTTGCTCAGGTCTAGGACTAGGATAGTCCCAATTTAGAGCAACCGCCGTCCTCGTCGAGTATCTCGGTGTATCATGCTTGATACTCCAAGAGTGCTCGAATACCGATCCATTCAGGAATGCTAAGTAAAGCCCATCTTCATTGAAGAAAATGCGCCGCTTAACACCCGGATAGGCAAGGTATCCATCATGAATCCTAACCATAATGGGCCGAGTAGTCCTGTGCTTATACACAAGATTATGCGACTTATTATAGCGAGGCTTAATGAAGGATGACGGTGTCTTCCAACCTGCGTCATCGTTCTCCCATGCGGGTACTTGATATGGTTTTGAAACCATACGTAGGTATCTGCATGTTCTCGGGACAGGAACTCCTGTCCGAGCCGAGAAGTCCGTTAGCAGGTTCAGAGTGGAAACGAGAGCGTCGCGATCTGACTTTTTCAGGTAAACGCCACGGACATTGTGTCCATGGTAAAAGTCAGCACCGCATGACTCTCTAAACGGTCCTTCAGAGAAGGACTTCGAGCGATTGACCGTGAAACCAAGCAGACTAAGGAGACGACAAGTGAGGTGATAGCTATTGCTAACGCCACAAAGGTCATCACCAAAGACAGCAAAGTTTGGACGATCGGACTTGTCCAAAGGAATGGATAAGATCCTGTAAACGCTCTGAATCACACAAGCAAATATAATCGTCTGAAGGGGAAATGTAAAACCATTTCCCATAGACGAGAATAGATGTAGTGTCTCGTTTAGTCCACTTGGCAAGGTAGCTACGGGTGAACGGTATCTACAAAGATCTCGAAAGATCTCAGGAGGTAGCGCCCACTGAAGCATATTATACGAAATTGAGTCAGAAGCTGACTCAAGATCAATAGTATAATATCCATGTCCAAGCGATCCAAGACGAGCGAGATTTCTATTCTTGGCGGGCTGCGTCTCTAAATCGATATGAAATCGACTTTTGAGACGCTGTCGCAAGATGTGTTCGACGCCGAGCTGGAAGTACATATTTAGTACTGGCTCAACGCAGATAACACGAGAAATATCGGACGTTTTCGGAACGAAGGCTAGCTTATTGCCTAGACATAGTCGCGGAGTACCCTGATTTGCTAATCGCGCTTTTTCGGCGGAGGCAAATCGAGGATTACTACTCACGCTACGATTGTACCAATGGTACAGTGAAAGACTCGTACAGGTAAGCTCACTGGCGAACAATTTTGTATAAAAATCGTTGCCAGGAGAGCCTAAACCGGAGCCGGATCCATTGCGACCGCAAGCTGCGGCAGCATTTGGGCCAACTTCGATCTGACTACCATCAGAAGATTGAAAGAACCTATAAAGAGAGTTCCTAAACTCTCCCAAAAGTTCCTCATCAGCTGAGGTATTCGGGCTATACGTCCAATCTCGGCATTTCACATTGCATTTGAGAAACTTCTCAAGCGCAAGTCTATCTAGCTTCTCATCAGCCTCAGGCGCAAGCTTGCGCAGGATACTGTTGGAAAGAGATAGAGCGGAAAAAGTCGAGAAGGATAGGCCGACAGGGTAGATTTTACTGCCCATTAAGGCAGTAAGATCTCCCAATATCGGCTTAAGGTCTTTCTCTAGCTCGACATAAAGAGCATCCGGATGAAAATCCATAAGAAGTCTCCATCGAGGAATAAAGCACAGTAACTCAGTTGTTAGGCTGAGGTACTGTACTGGTAGCGCTGTAATAAGCAGTCGTAATAGCATCAACAACTGGTTTCCCAGAAAGGATGCTTACGACCGCAATTAAAACAGCTAAGCCCGCTCTGCGCCAGGTCATCGGAGTTAACCGATGACGCCGGTGGCAGCCGTATCTCCGATACCAGCAGACACCGTGTTGAGTTCCCCCACAAGGAGGGAAATCATAGCACGGAGATTTGCAGCATCGAAGGCGTCTGCGCCTGCAGGTACATCCATCATGAATGTAGCCTGCGCGACGACAGGAGCGTTATTCGCAGCGAAGTTGGCTCCCTTACGAACGCGAACCAAATACCGATTAATCGGCGGCGGCGGATATTTACCCGTCACCGGATTAGGCGGAGGAAGGACGCGTGGGACCTTAGGTTTCATAACCGTAAGGGTAAAGGGGTCAGAGACCGAATGGATACGAACACCAGTCTGCGTGCCGCCAAGTGCGGAAACGATCCAGGCGTTCATGTTGACATCCGGGGCCTTATCTGCAACCATCGTATAGGTGGGAGCAGTAAAGCCAGTTTGGGCAGTCCCTGTAATGGGGCTAGATACAGTAATAGTCACTTGGACTTTCCTTGGGTTAAGAAACGAGAAGCAGACTGCGATTGCGCCAGCAAAGCTGACACATTCGTAATTTTCCTCCAACTTTGTAGTGAACCCCCGATCTTCCACCTTAAAGAAGGTGTGAGAGAGAAGGGATCAACCACATTACGGTTGAAAGAATAAGTCTGCAATTGTATCTTGTTAGGATTGAATCCGATTGCTGTAGTGATGGGATTGGTTGTACCAGGTATGTCAAGGTTGTTAACGATCCTTATGTCAGAGGGCGACATAGTCGAAGTCGACTTAATCGTCCTAGTACAAAAGAAAACGTCAGCAACTCTGGCAGACATGGCTTCAAGGCAATCACCAACATTAACAACATAATCGGCGAGAAAGCTGTAAGGGATTAACTCCCAGACAGTAGGCACAAAATCACGGAGGCCTATTCCAAAGTCTCCGATAGTTTGTAACGTACTCTCGGCATTATGGCGTATTCCAGCAGAATATTTGATAGCAAGTTTATCGATGGTGAGTTCCTTATAGAAAATATTAACGTAGGAGCCAACGCCAACAACATATGGACTACCTATGCGAAATCCATCGATTTCGCCAAAGGAGTGCAATGTTTCGGAGTCGACTCGAGCGATAAGATGACTATAGGCCTCAGCAGCGTTCTTAAGATCAGATATTAGCGGAGAAAAGCCATATGCATATTCAAGCCACGTTCCCGCGACCATGCGATTCATCTTAGCGACACTCATCCCTGAACGCTTACCTTTGGTAACCGCTTTGAGATAGTTGTTAAGCTGAGATGTAATAGCACTAAGCGGGTGACGAAACATATGCACTACCTCTTTGAACTCGCCAAGAAAAATACCTCCTTGAAAGGTGGTTTGAGCTTGGTAGATCTTACGAAGTAGATCTGTTTGCACACGTGCGTCTAACGCAGTTATGGAAGGAGACCAGAGACTTGGAATGACGTCAAATGTAATAATTTGACCTAGCACTTGGGTATCTTGCGATGCCTTAGTGTTAATGTCTTGCCAAGCATGTCTGGCGCTGCCTTTTGTCAGTCTGACATTAAGCCCTTGTCTACTCCAGCCAGCAGAGGCAGGACGCCTCTTACGTATAAGATTACGCCAGTCAGGAACCCTAACGACATCAGGTTTGGTCACAACGACGGTATTAAACGTCGAATATGACATATCAAACTGATTGATGACGGGAGGACTATTCGGACTGTACGAATATACTATACGGGAACGGTCGTAGTAGACAGATTTATTAAGGCTAACCATAACTTAACAAAACTCCTATGTGTGGTCATGAGGAGACATGACGAGTTTCATCTGTATACGAGAAACTAATTCATTAATGGATCTAAGAAGGGTATAGAGGTCAGTAGAAAACTGATCTAGATCGCCTAACTTAGAGTCAAGAATAAGATTAGTAAAATCGGACATAGATGTAACAACATCGTGAAGGAGGTCAGAGCTATCCGGACCTGTCGGGTCATCTACCTGAGTCTGAACAGAGGTATCCTCGAAGGATTCGAGGGTAACATGTTCAGCTGGTAGAGTTCCTAGGGCACGAACTCTATGATCTCCAACGACCACATCGACACCAGAATCAGAAAGCATAGATATAAAACGCATACCGAGATCACGAAGGTAGTCGGAGTTTTCCGACAGGAGAAGAGCATCAACCGGGCCGTCAAACCAATCCTCAAGAGAGGAGCGGAAGTACGAGTCATGTTGAAGGCTCTGCCTGAATACCTCTAGATATCGTTCTGTGTTCATATATATGCCTCTGTTATGGTTCGATCAAGATAACGGCTTTTGAAGCCACACAGACACTCAGTGTCTATAGCGGCCCCGAAA